CGCTTGAACCAGTGCCGAGATACACTAGTCCTGTCGAGATTGATGAATCCAAACAGAGAAAACGGACACAGCCTCGCAGCGTGGGGAAACAAGCTAGGTTATCCGAAGATTGACTTTTCTGACTATGATGGTGGACTCTCTGATGAGATGATCCAATACTGTATTAGAGATGTTGAAGTCCTTGAAAGGGTATACTATGCACTGGAAGATGAAAAAAGAAATTACGGATTTTCTGAACAATCCATTACACTGGAGCATGAAGTCGCTGCAATCGTTAGCAGACAAGAGCGTAGAGGCTTTCGACTTGATGTGCCTTACGCTATGGTCTTGGTATCGTCCTTACGAGACAAAGCCAGCACTATTGAAGCAGAGTTCCAGCAACTCTTCCCGCCAATCGTCACCGAAAGAATCAGTGAGAAAACAGGCAAGAGGCTCAAAGACGATATCGAAGTCTTCAACCCGTCCTCAAGGCAACAGATCTCAAAAAGGCTCATCAGCCTCGGCTGGAAGCCCACCAAAAAGACGGAGAAAGGCTCAGTAATCGTTGACGAGAAAACACTAGAGGAGATTAGCACCAATGCGAGATATGCCACTAAGCCCGTCCTTGTTTCAGTTGCTGCTAAACTCCAAGAATACTTGTTGCTTTCAAAACGGATCAGTCAAGTTCAGTCCTGGCTTGATGTTGTTCAAGAGGATGGGAGAGTTCGTGGTAAGGTCATCACCAATGGAGCAGTTACGGGGAGAATGACACACCATAGCCCTAACATGGCACAGGTTCCATCATCGTCTAGTCCTTATGGTGAAGAGTGCAGACAGTGCTGGACAGTTGATGAAGGTTATAAACTAGTTGGTATTGATGCATCAGGATTAGAGTTAAGAATGCTTGCTCACTACATGAAGGATAAAGATTATGTTAGAGAAGTCTGTGAGGGTGATATTCATACCAAAAACCAAGTTGCTGCTGGACTTGAAACTAGGCCACAAGCGAAGACATTTATCTACGCATTCCTATATGGAGCAGGTCCATCAAAGATCGGGTCAATTGTGGGTGGTGGGGCAAAGGAAGGGGAAAGGCTCATTGACTCTTTTCTGGATAACACACCTGCGCTCAAAGCACTCAGGGCAAAGGTTGATGGGTTGGCTGAGAAAGGCCACTTACCTGGACTGGATGGCAGGAAACTATTCGTTCGTTCCGCACACGCAGCACTCAACACGCTACTCCAGGGTGCTGGTGCGATAGTAATGAAGCAGGCTCTGGTGATACTCAACAACAAGATAAAACAACACAAACTTAATGCACACTTTGTTGCGAATGTTCACGATGAATGGCAAATTGAAGTTAAGGAGGATGAAGCAGAGTTGGTAGGGCAGTTGGGTGTAAAGGCAATACAGGAGGCTGGTGAGGTTCTAGAGATGCGTTGTCCTCTCACTGGTGAATATAGGGTAGGTAACAATTGGAAAGAGACTCATTGATGAACATTGAAGCAAAAGATATAAAGATGGGTGTATTTGTATGGGAAGATCAAGAAGGAGAACTTAATGTAGGATTATCTAATAACCTTATGAATGATAGGGATACTGCTATATTGCTCTTGACAGAGGCAATTCAGTCACTTATCATGCATGCTGATGTTGTACAAGGACTAGCCCACTAATAGGAGAACTAAATGTCTGAGCCACAAAAACCAGTTAAGTTTCGTGCAGAGATCATGTGGTCCTGCCACAATAAAGTTAATGAAATGTCTGGCAAGTACCAGATGGAGTTGACTAACCTTTCACAGAATGCTGTGGACGCTATCAAGAGCCTTGGTCTTGAAGTCCGTAAGCGTGATGACAAGCCTGAGAAAGGTTTCTTTATTACTGCGAAGTCCAATAACCCTATCAAGGTCTTTGATGCAAAGGGAGAGGATTTGAGTAATGTTGCTATCGGCAATGGTAGCAAAGCTGTTGTAGTGCTTTCTTCTTATGATTGGGCCTGGAAGAACAAGAAAGGTCGTTCTGCTTCACTGAAGAAAGTTGTTGTAGAGGAACTTCAATCTTACGATGGTGGTGAGGCTGAAGATGATGGTGACGATGATGTTCTCTAAAGGAGATAAAATGTATATCGTAAAAGTACAAGGTAAGAAGTTGACCCTGAAAACATTCAAGGATGGTTTTAAGTCCTATGAACTGGCCCGTAACGCAGTCCGTAAGTATCTGCGTGATCTTGGCCTGGGTCGTAATCTTTCCGATAACTCTATTGCGATTGTGCGTGTCTAAATGATTGCTCTGGTCGATGCCGATGTTGTTGCATACAGGATTGCCTTTGGTTGTAACGATGATCCTGATAAAGTCGCCATCGCCAAAGCAGCAGAGTTCTTAGAGGATCTTGTCTTCACCTTTGCCAATGCTGATGACTGCGAAGGTTATCTCACTGGTAAAGATAATTTTAGACACCAGATTGCTAAGACTGTGCAGTACAAGGCCAATAGAGTAGCAGAGAAACCTAGACACCTTGGGATTATACGAGAGTATATGATCAGTGCCTGGGCTTTCTCTGTGCAGGAAAAACAAGAAGCTGATGATGCAATCTCCATTCGTGCCTATGCTATGGGCGAGGAAGATTACATTATCTGCTCTATCGACAAGGATCTAAATAATGTTAGAGGTTGGCACTATGACTTCAACAAGAATGAAAGATACTTTGTCAAAGAAGAAGAAGCAATTAAGAACTTCTATCGTCAAGTCTTAACTGGTGATAGGGTTGATAATGTACCAGGATTGGCTGGTATTGGGCCTAAGAAGGCTGAGAAGATCTTACAGGACTGTAGTACAGAGGAAGAACTGTACAAGGCTGTCCTAGAAGCGTATAAGGGTAATGTTGAACTACTAACAGAGCAAGCGCAGTTACTTTGGCTACGAAGAAAGGAAGATGAACTGTGGCAACCACCAAGAATTTAAAACCTACTGCATTGTATATTGAGTGGGTTGATGCTGTTGCATCTAATGGTTGGGAAGACAATCATAAAGCAGAGTTGCATCCTTGTGTCACAATGGGTTTCTTAATTGATGAGAACAAAGAAGCAATCTTAATTGCATCGACTATCAGCATGGGTAGCACTAACGCCCGTATGCATATTCCTAAAGCATGGATTCGTAAGCGTAAGGTGATCAAGTATGAAGACAAGCAGCGCAAAAGCCAAAGGAAGGCTACTACAGCAGTGGGTAGCAAGCCTGATCAAGAGTAAGTTTAAACTTGAGGATGAAGATGTCAGATCAACAAGTATGGGGGCAGGTGGCGAAGACATCCTCTTCAGTCCAGTTGCGGCAAGAAGAGTTGGCCTTTCTGTGGAGTGCAAGTCAAGGGATAGAATTGCCGTATACGGCTACTATGAGCAAGCGAAAACAAACACTCCAGAAGCAAGAGAAGCTATCGTTGTTGTTAAACAGAATCGGTCCAGCCCTCTTGTAGTGGTTGATGCCGAGTATTTTTTCACTATCCTAGAAAGGGCAAATAGAGATGAGCAAGTATAGATTTGAGTACATGGAACTTGATGAAGAGATTTGTCATGGTGTCGCTAACAACAGGACTATCACATTTGAGGCACAGTTTGATGATTGTGAACAGTGGGAAGTACCACTAAAGTCCTTTGTTGACTTCCTAAGTAGTATCTATGGCTATGACATCTCTGATCAGATCACTCTTGAGACTAACTTTGAATCACACACATTCAAGAGTGTGCCTCGTGATGAAGAATACTTTCGTCCATTCGATGATACGGATGATCTTAAATGAAACATCTAGTGATTCCAGATTGCCAGGTTAAGGATGGTGTTTGTCTGGACTATTTAGACTGGATCGGACAATACATTGTGGATAAGAAACCAGATGTAATAGTTAACATTGGTGACTTTGCTGACATGCCTTCTCTGTCTTCTTATGACAAAGGCACTAAGTCTTTTGAGGGTAGACGATACAAGAAAGATGTTGAAGTTACTGTAGCGGCTATGGATCGTTTACTAGCACCGATGAAGGAATACAATGCAAGAGCAAAACGAAACAAAGAAAAGCAATATAGACCGAGAATGGTTCTCACGCTTGGCAACCACGAACAAAGAATTGCCAGAGCAGTTGAAAGCGACCCTAAACTCGACGGAACTATTAGCATCGATGATCTCAAATACAGAGAAGCTGGTTGGGAGGTGTTTGATTTCCTTGAACCTGTTGTTATTGACGGTGTGGTTTATTGT